CTTCACCATTACCGGGATCAGAAACGAAATCGACAAACCGAGCCGGATCGTTATCAAATTGTGAACGCACCTTCGCCGGCAACGACATAAATTGATCACGAGCCTCATTCAACTGATTCATAACCGATTGATAATCATTAGGCGCATCCGCAATATCAACATTACTCACCCATTGTTGAATTTCAATAGGATTCTCGCCAATACCAAAACGATCAATAATCGTATTAATATCCGACTCCTCCGCAAACTCCTGATGCGTCAGAGACTCGTCAGGACAATACAAAGCAGTCTCACTAGAGACCTCGTCGGAATCATAAACACCAATCACGCGAACTTTCATCACTTACTCCTAAAAAGCCAAGCCCAAGGCGAAACAGCGCCGGAAAAATTACCGAACGCCTGCGAAGCCGAATTAACATACGGCAAGGTTTTACCATACTGCGAACCGTACATATCCGAGTACACCTGAGCCTCGTTCTGTTTTAAACCCCTTAAATTCAATTCAATTGAATTAAGAAGACGACGCGAAAACGATTCATCGGATTCAGTATTATTCCTCCTAATTTGAGACACAATTAAAGGCAATTCAGAAAGCAACTTCTGCTTAGTAGCGTTATTAACGCCAATTTCTGAAAACATTTTTTTAATCTCAGGCGCCACCTTCTTAATACTCTCGGCCACAAACTCCTGATTAGTTCTCGTAAAAGCTTCCTGAGCGGAATTAACACCAATCTGCGACCGTTCACGTTCAGCCTGAACGAGATTTAACGCGGCCTGAGTCCGCGAAAGCTCCGTATCCGCCTGATTCTTGGCAGTCTGAGACGACTTCAGCCCCGTGTCGGAATGAATATTCTCCACCTGAGCACGGGCAACCGACGCATCGTTATTCGCACGAAAAACACCAGACGCCGTATTAATAGCGGGCGTAATCACATCCTCGATATTCGGCTGAGAACCAGCCGGCGTAGACGCGCCTCCCTGAGAATAGGCCAACATGGGGTTCAGCCCGGCCGCCTGAAGATCATTAACGGCCCGACGATAGGACGTATTACTCATATCGGCTTGAAAAGCCATCTGCGCATTACTCGCATCCGTCTGAGACGCGTTCCGCTCTTTACCACCCTCATACGACAGGGCAGCAGAACCAAGCGCCATTGCTAATCCGGCGAACATAATGGACAACCTCCGCGCAAACGATCCAGGGCCAACACCGCGACGTGATAGGAATCGTTGATGGCCGCAACAACATCCTCCGATTTTTTTAAATCGGTATTAGCCGGGTGAAACTGCATACAAAGGACCGAGATATAAATCATATGAAAGGTCGCATCCTTCGAATAATCATAACCTTCGAATAACTCTTCGAAATCCATCATAACCTCCTAGAAATGATCAATTAGACCTGGGACGGAGTACATCGGCAACGGACGAGCCGCACGACACGACATAAACACATCACACAAGAACTCTTTACCTACTTGAGACGAGACCGCCAGGACGCGAGAAACCGGCGGCGTATCCTGAATAAAAGTCGTATTAAGCGAAGGCAACGAAGCGAACTTCTGAGCCAAATGCCAGCCGTCGAGAGTGCCAGAAGCAGTAGAACGGAACAAACCGGTAACTTGAGAGGGTAAATAACGGTATTCAGCCCAACGCTCCTGATATCCGAATACCAGAGCATCATTTGCGGAACCATCGCAGTAAATCTCCTTATTCAAAACCGCCTGCTCACCAAGCATGGCAAAAACGGGCATATAGAAATCGTACCGAGTAAGACGCGACCAATGCCGCTGAAGACCCTGCTGATAGGTCAGATCGGCACGAACCGACATAAGGCCAAACACGTAACCATGCTCGACAAAAGACTGCGTAAAACCCGTCTTAGCCACCACAGTCGCCACAGCACCTAATTGAGCCAAAGGCGTATTACCACCGGTCAAACCCGCCGCAGAAGTCTGAGCGATCGCACGTGTTTGGATCGGAACAGAATTCCCGCCAAGGTACTCAGGACGCTGAAGCCGCGCATCTGGCGAAACAACACCGAAGTGCGAGCGAAGAATCTCAGTATAACGAGTACCACCACGAGCATCACGCTCAAGCAGACGCTGCGTTTGAAACGCCTGCCGAATCTGATTAATCGTCGCAGCGGTCGCCGCCGACAAATCCGCATAAACATTGGGTTTAACGGTCGTACCATTAATAACACCTGTCGCCGTCGTACTAAACAACTGTGTAGCCGTAGTCGTCGCAATACCCGTCGGATTAGTAAAAGACGCACCGGTAGAATCATAATACGTACCAGCAATCGACGAAGCAGTACCAGAAGCCAGAATGCCCTTGATCGGCGCCGAAGTGCCCAAAGGCAAAGAGACAGACATACCGCCCTTCTGGGGCCAGGGCAAACACGACGTGAAGTAATCATGGCGCTTACCACGACGCAACAACGTGTAATTTCCCGTCGTATCCGGGCCATCACCCTTATCTACTACGACACTATTCTGAAGATTCTCATCACGAAACCACTGATTATAAATCAAATTATAACCACGAAGCGGCAACGCAGAATGGGAAACCGCCGCTGAAACAGCCGGAGTACCAACCGTCGGCAAACCAAAATAATCCTGAAGCGAATTCAAGGGATAACCATTAGTGGGCGAAACCTGCTGTGGAACCGTAAAAGATATCGAATCACCGGGGTTATCTTGCTCACCTTGAAATTTCACCCAATTATTCCAGACAAGCCGATTAGGTACAAAGAACCAAAAAGTGTCCAGATGGAGATTATCCATAACAGGAAACAAAGGCGTCGCCATACGTGCAAAACACGCCGCATTGACTGAAAAGCTGTCACCTGGAAGCACCTCCTGGAGATGAAACGGAATCAAATACCCAGAATCGAAAGTCGTTTTATAGGCTTTCTCCATTTTAAAACTAGACCTGGGAACCGACGATTTTGGAATCATCGCAAAATCATGAGCATTAACCGAACGATTACGATAATTAACTGACATAAAACACCTCAATCACGTTTAAAAGTTTTCAAACCAGCTTCAACAACAACCGCCCGAACATTATTACGGGCATCCGTATGATCCTCCTTATGCAAAGCTCCTTTCTCAGCACGAACAGCACCAACCATAGACCGCACAACATCAGGCAACAATTTGTCATAGTACCTGGGCGGCTGCATTTCCTTACCACGAGCAACAACCCGATCATGAGCATAGACATGCTTACCGAACTTCTCGAACCACATACGCCCGATCGCGGGACGCTTGGACATCACCAGCAATTCCGGACGCCGCTCAATACATTCACCATCCTCAGTGATGATTGTATAAACCGCAGGCGCTAAATCACCAGTAACCTTTTTCATAGCGTAACGAGCAACATAAGCAGCAGACTCAAAAGAAACATCGCCAATTTTACAAGCACCGAAACGCCATAACTCATCAAGTAGGGCCGACCGGTAAAGGTCTGCACGACCCAACATACGACACGGCACACGATCTGGAAAATTAAACCCGAATAAGATTGCATGAAAATGCGCACGATATTTACCACCATCAATCTCACCAGTTCGAGGATTAGTCTCTCCATACTCGCCACATGCAAAAAAACCAATCTTATCCTTCGGAAACCGCGACCTAAGACGCTTCATAAATAACTGAAAATGTATGTAGTCCAGGGAAACACTACCTGGAATGTCCTCCTCATACGTAAGCGTTAGAAAACAGTTATCACGATGCAACGACGCCTCATGCATACAACGCACAGCCCATTCACGAGAACGCTTAAGGCGACACTCAGCACATTGACCACAAGGGATTTGGAGAGTCGACGCAGCAGACGAAAAAAAGCGCCCTTTCTCAGAGCGCCCTAAGAATTCAATCTGACCATTGACCCGCCTAGCCGGTAGGGGGGAAGTGCACATTCAAAATCGGAATCCACCACGCATAGGGCCACGCATATTAGCGGCCTTAGTACGACCCACCTGATTACGAAACTTCCGAGCAGAACGCGATTTATTAACAGGATGACGACGCATGATTATCTCCTTAAAGGCAGGGGCCTCCCTCACAGGTATGTGAGGGAGGTAGGTTTACCTTACTCCTTGACTGAAACAGCGTCCACTACGAAAACAGGAGGTATCCACTCAACGCGACCATCGCTATCGTCATAAGTACCGCAAAAATACAACTGAATATGTTCAGGATGGTTAAATAAAAGATTGTCCGCAGCATCACGGTTCACCTCATCACCAAAAGCACGACGTGCATGACCTTCCGACTGAAAAAACATCGGAATCAGAAAAGCTTCAATAGCCGTATCACGAATAAGATAAATACGATGAATCACGACAGCACCTTACCTTTCACAGCGCCCAACTGAGCCAACTCAAGCTCACGAATAAGGCGAACATCCGAATTAGTCTCCGCATTCAGCTTACGCTTCAAAACAGCTTCATACGCATTCAAAGCCAAAAAAATGATCGAACGTTCAAGTTGATCAAACGAAACAGAATTAGTAGTCATAAGACACCTCATAAGTAAGATTAACAACAAAGGAACAGCAAACACATAATACAACAAACAAACACAACAAGCAACAAAAAAAAGGGCCATCTGAATGGCCCATAGAGAGTGACAACCTGTCACTCAGCACAGTTACATCAAGAGGATGACTGTGCAAGCCCATTAAGGGCATTAACGATACGATCAGTATCGGACGGAGGCGGATCCGAACGCTTAGACGCGAGACCAAGCCGAACAAGCTCTTCACCATTACCGGGATCAGAAACGAAATCGACAAACCGAGCCGGATCGTTATCAAATTGTGAACGCACCTTCGCCGGCAACGACATAAATTGATCACGAGCCTCATTCAACTGATTCAT